ATCTATTATCACAAGCTCAAGATATGTTAACTGCTAACATTGATAGAGAATATCAAACCATTTTTGAATGGAATAGTAATAACGAAACCAAAAAAGATCTTCCATTAAGAGAAGTTAATGCAGAAGATGTTATTGCTGTTGCAAAACAGTTAAATGAGTTTGTAAACGAAAAATAGAACTTATAAATAGTCTATATGGCATATTCAACTAACCGAGATACTACAGAGGCTGCAGCTGTTGATAAGATAGGAACAGTTAGTATTTTACAGCCTACTGGTTTTAGAGTATTGATTGATAGAAAAAACTATCCTAACTTTGAGTTTTTTGCTCAATCTGTAGCACATCCAGGTGTAGATATAAATCCAGCACAAGTTCCTTTTAGAAGAGCTGACGTACATTTTCCAGGTGATAAACTTACTTTTCCACCTGTTAACTTTACTGTCATTATGGATGAGAATATGGGCTCGTATACAGAACTATATGAATGGATAGAGAGAATGGTTGAAGTACCATTAAAGGACAAAAGAACTTTAAATGATACTACAAACATTCCTTTAATAGGTGACGTCACTGTTATGGTCCTAACTAGCCATAATAACCAGAATAAGCAAATTAAGTATTATGGAGCTTTTCCAACTAATTTAAGTACCATATCACTTGATGCTGCAGCTGGTGACGTCCCTCCCATTACCTACACAGTAGACTTTAGGTTTGACTACTGGAAAATAATTTAATTGTACATTTACCATTGACTATGGTATAATAGTATAGTTAGAACTATATAAATTATATTATGAACTTAAAAGAACTTCATGCAACGTGGGAAGAAGATTGCAAAATTGATAAAATGCGATTAGATGAAACTTCCTTAAACACTCCAATCTTACACGCAAAATATCTCAAGCTTTTAGCTGAGGCTAAACTTAGTTTTAAAAGAGTAGATAATGATCATAAACTATTATTAAAAGATAAATGGTTATGGTACAATGGCAAATTATCTCAAGAAGAAATTGCTGCTAAAGGATGGAATCCAGATCCATTTGATGGATTAAAAGTATTAAAGGGTGAAATGGAACACTACTATGATTCTGATCCAGAAATACAAGCTTCTCAAGATAGATTAACTTATTATAGAACAGTAATTGAAACACTTAGCGAAATTATAAGTAGTCTTAATTGGCGACATCAAAACATAAAAAATATTATCGAATGGAGAAAATTCGAGAGTGGCGGATAATTTAGAGATTACTCTAAAGAATAATAGTATGTTGTTTGTTGATTGTGAGCCTGGCTTCAGTCGGGAACTATCAGAACACTTCTCATTCTTTGCACCTGGATATAAATTCCAACCATTATATCGTAAAAAACTGTGGGATGGTAAGATTCGTTTATTCAATAGACTTACAAACGAATTAAACGCAGGTTTATATCTGAGACTAAAAGATTTCTGCATGAATCGTGGTTATACTCTTACTATGAGAGAGGACGATAATTACGGATTGCCTAATACTAAGAATCCACTTAATCATATGGAGTTAATGAAGTATATTAACAATCTTGGTCTTCCATTTGAAATAAGAGACTATCAATACGACGCTGTAGCTTATGGAATTATGAATAAGCGTGGCGTATTACAATCACCTACCGGCTCAGGTAAATCACTTATCATCTATACTCTATTGCGTTGGTATTTAGATAACCATGATGAAAACATATTAATTGTAGTCCCAACGACGTCGCTCGTCGAGCAGATGTTTAGTGATTTTAAGACATACGGATTTGATTCCGAAAAAGAATGTCATATTATATACTCAGGTAAAGATAAGAATACTGAAAAAAGAATAGTTATATCTACCTGGCAATCTATATACAAATTAAAGAAAGACTGGTTTGAACAATTTGGTTGTGTATTTGGCGATGAGTGTCATGGATTTAAAGCTAAATCGTTATCAAATATAATGAATAAGTGTACTGAAGCACAATACAGATATGGAACAACAGGTACACTTGATGGAACACAGGTAAATAGATTAGTGTTAACTGGATTATTTGGACCAGTTAAAAAAGTTATTACGACAAAAGATTTACAAGTAAATAAAACACTTGCAGACTTAGACATTAAGATTATCATGCTTAAATATGATAAAGAAATAAGACAAGCATTTGGTAATAAGACATATCAAGAAGAAATAGATTGGATTGTACAACATGAACCAAGAAATAAATTTATAACTAATCTTGCAACAACTCAACAGGGTAATACACTAGTACTATTTCAATATGTAGAGAAGCACGGAAAGATATTATTTGATATGATTGAAGATAAATCAAGTAATAAAGTATTCTACGTCTCAGGTGAAACCGACACTTCCGACCGCGAGGCTATAAGAGGTATTATTGAAAAACAAAAGAATGCTATAGTAATTGCCTCACTTGGAACATTTAGTACAGGCATAAATATAAGAAACCTACATAATATTATATTTGCCTCTCCCTCTAAGTCTCAAATTAGAGTATTACAGAGTATAGGTAGAGGACTCAGAAAAAGTGATGATGGTAGAGATACCAAACTATATGATATAGCAGATGATTTACATTGGCACAGTCGACAAAACTTCACACTTCAACATTGTGCCGAAAGAGTGAAGATATATAATAAAGAACAATTCAAACATAAAATTTACGACGTGCAGATATGAGAGATATAAGACAACTTAAACTAGCAAACGGTGAAGAAATTATCTGTGAAATAATAGAAGATCAGAGCGTCGACCCTGAAGTTTATGACTATCCTTATCCTTGGGATATGTTTATTAAAAATGTAATGAAGTTAGAATTAAAAGTATACGACTCAGATCCAGATGAAGAGCCATACAGATATTATGCACTCAATCCTTGGATGGTATACGGAGAACAAAAAGATAAAGTTATCTCACTTAAAAGCGATGCAGTAATAGCTGAATGCGATCCATCTCCGTTACTAATGGATCAATACGTAGTCGGTATAGAAGAGATGAATAAAGTATATGAATATAAAATGGAATCCAGAAATAAATTTAAAGATGAACTTAAGAAAGCTGGGGATTTTATAGACAAAGCTAAGAAAAGATTAGAAGAAAAGAAAGCTAAAGAAGTAGATTTAACTAATAAAGAAAAAGATTCTAATGTAGTTAAATTATTTAATAAGAAAGATGACGATACTTTGCATTAGTATCCACCGGCCCCAGCAACTTAATTTATTGTACCACGTTTGGGACCAAAAGTACAGGACTTTTTTTAGTTAATTGCGTATGTACTTTTTACCTTAACTATGGTACAATAGACACCATATAAAAGGAATTATATTATGGCTAGAAAACCAAACTTACATTATGTAAACAACAATGATTTTTCTATTGCAGTCACTGATTATGTGAAGGAAGTAAGAAAAGCTAAGAAAGCAAAAGTAAAAGTACCTATCGTTCCAGATTATATTGCAGAATCTTTTTTAAAGATAGCAGAAGGATTATCTCATAAACAAAACTTTGTAAGGTATACTTATAGAGAAGAAATGGTTATGGACGGAGTAGAAAACTGTCTTAAGGCAATTGAGAATTATAACATTGAGACTGCTACACGAACTGGTAAAGCTAACGCATTTGCATACTTTACTCAGATTACTTGGTACGCATTCTTAAGAAGAATAGCAAAAGAAAAGAAACAACAAGACATTAAACTCAAATGGTTATCCCAAATGGATTTACATGACTTCTTGGCCGAAGGCGATCCAGATACTAATCAACAGATTCAATCTTATGTCGATAATCTTAGAGAAAGAATTGACAGAGTTAAAGATACAGATAAGGCAGTAAAAGAATTTGCTGTACAAGAAAAGAAAACTAGAAAAAAGAGAGCAGTATATGCTGACTCAGACTTAACGGAGTTCTTATAATTGAAATTTGCAATCCTTAATGATACACACGCTGGTGTTCGTAACTCAGCAGATATCTTCCTAGATACACAAGAAAAGTTTTATAGAGACGTCTTCTTTCCATACATGTTAGAGAACAATATTAAACACATTGTTCACTTAGGAGATTACTTTGATAATCGTCGTTTTATTTCTATTAAAGGCTTAAACCATCAGCGTAGAGTATTCTTATCTAAACTAAGAGAGTATGGTATTACTATGGATCTTATTCCTGGTAACCACGATGTCTATTATAAAAATACAAATGATCTAAACTCTCTTAAAGAATTACTTGGCCATTATATGAATGAGATTCATTTGGTTATGGATCCTACAGTTATGGATTATGACGGAATGAAAATGGCTTTACTGCCATGGATTAATTCAGAAAACGAGGCACAGATATATGAGTTCCTACAAACATGTGACGCAGATATTGTAGGTGCTCACTTAGAGTTAACTGGATTC